ACTAGAGGTACACCTTGACTAATAATATCCGCACCAACAATATTATATGTTTCAGAAAATGATACTTGCATACCAATATCCATTTGACCACATAATTCTAAGAATTTATCTCTAGGTTGCCAAGGATGATTAATCAATCTATGACCACTATAATAAACATGTCCAAACAACCCAACAATATTTCTTACTACAGGTTGACCATTCATTTCTACACGAGATGCATTGATATGAAAATTCAACTTTTTACCAATAATATCAGCAAATTCAATTGCAGCGAACGCTTGCATCAAATGATTCTTTAATGGTCTAACTGCGCCAAAACACCCAATATCAATTGTATCTTTATTCTTATCTAAACTCTTTTTCTTAAAATTTGTAGGATAACAATTTGGTAAGTAAATAACTTTAGTAGTGAATGAGTTAATATGTCTGTCCAACGTATTAATTTCAGCATACATTCTAGGTGAGTTTACAGCAACTAGCACATTCTTAAATGCAAGATACTCACCAACCCAGTCCATAGCAATACCTTCACCTGCCATAAATGGAGTTTCAGAATGCAATCTAATAATCCATGTTACATGAGGATGTAGTTTCTGTAATATTGAAAACTTATCAGGTACAACCCATAAAGCCTCAATAATAACAAAGCTAGGGCTATGTTCAGATACAATTCTATCAATACAATTGTTATCAATAGCAACAGCAATTTCAGATTTAATACCATTTGAGTTCAACATATCAGAAACAAATAACGCAGAATTATACAAACCTGTACTAAGACCGATTGTAGTATCAGTTACACAGTTATAACCATCTTTACGCTTTAAAATAAAAAGTATATCTGTCATGGTAAATTCTCAAAGTTGTATCTACGAATAAACATAGGAATTGCATTCTTTATAGAACCTAAAGCCCTATAGTGAATAAAATCATAATTTTCAAATTCATCATCAAACTCTGAAGGATTTGCAGTCGAGAAGATTGAATGTTTAAGCACATCTTCGATGAAGTATATTACAATCGTACAAGCATAACCTTTTATCAATTGTTCTTCAAAATATTGTTTAGCGTTTTGCATTTCTTCCTTCACTTACAGTTCTAATTGTTTCAATTGTATCATTAACATCAATATGATGAATACCAATACCGCCTACCTCACGCCATTGAGTAATATTGCGTATCATATCATCAATCAATACGTCATTATGCTTACAATGAAATTGTTTATCATATGCATAAGGTCCGAAGTTAACTCTAACATGTTTACCTAAATGTTTATGAATCCAGTCTCTCTTATGATTAACTGCATCTGGCATATTTACCCTCTTAGGCATTGCTGTCAGAATTTCAATAGGTTCACCTTTAAAATAGTAATTAATAGCATTCCAAAGTTTTTTATATTCTGGCATTGGTTCTAATACTAAGAATAAATTCTGAATATCACCCAACATACCCCAATTCGGCTTTTCAATTTCAGTTCTAAAATCTCTTTCAGCGCCTATTAATCGTTGAGCCGTACCTTCCAAATCTACAATTACCCCATCCATGTCTACAAAAATTGTCATTCTTCCTCCGACCAATTTGGATCTATATGTTCAGCTATAAAGCTATGAATTATATTTGTTAGAAAATACATACTAACACATGACATAAACTCAATGATAGTATGAACAGGTCCAACGTATGAGGTCCATATACAATAAAACAATATGGAAAACCCACCTGACATTAAAAAATCACCCATAATATACACAATGAGATTTTTTAGTTTCCCAAAGCTCAACGGAAGTTACCGTAGCAACCCCTACTAATTGAGAAGATGCATAAAATTTTAAATGTTTACAAATATTTTCAGAAGTTGGGATGAAATTAACCAATACAAAAGAATCAATAAGATCATTAGACCACGAAGGGTTAGACTTACTTAATAGTGTGCCAAGATTCGTAAAATTATCAATCTTACCATAAGAATCTAATGCAACACCCGTAATATAACCGAACAGTGGGTCATTAACGTCAATGATGAATTTATGGTCAAGAACATCATCCAAGAACTTCTTAAAGAAGTTTAGATTCTTAAAATCAGTAACCATACCAGATTCGTTTAAATTATCACTTCCAACATGAACCTTAACAGTATAAGAATGTCCATGTAAATGTTTACACGCACAATCTGTAGTTAAACTCAAATTTTCATGTTCAAGTTTTTGTGCCCACACTCGATGACCTGCTTCAAATGTAAATTCTTTATCAATAATCCATTTCATTGAATATCCTTTTAAATTATATTATATAATATATTATACATCAATTACGATATATTGTCAAACATGCTTTGGGGCACTTTTAATAACTTTATTAGCATAGGATTCAGATTCATCATTACCACTACCATTATAACAAGAAAGCGATTTCCTAATACCGGAATGAATTCGCATACAATCACCAAGAACTTTTAAGCCAATTTTTGTGTTTGTAACAGGGTCATATAAATCTCTATTATCTTGCATTGCAATTTTATCACGATGGACACCCGGTTTTACTTGAAAAAATCCTAATGCACCAGAACTCGAAACCGCATATTGGTCAAATTTACTTTCAACGTAAACTAAACCAAGAATTAATTCTAATGATATTTTCTTTGAAATGCTTTCATCAACTATAGTTTTAGCCAATGCGGATTTAGTATCATCGTCTAAGTTTGGATTTTTAGAATGAATATAATCTTCTACTCTATCTAATAAAGTTTCTTGTTTAATATCTTCTTTTACTATATTCTCAGAAGTAACAATCATTGAGTCAAATTTACTTTTATCCAAATCAATGAAATGATAATATGTAAAAGTTGATAATATCAAAATAATACTAAGTAACCATTTAAACACTGTACATTTTTTGATAAAACCAACTCTATTTACATAAAACAAATCTGAGGAGTGTACAATTTTTGTCGCCATATGTTTCTCCTTAAAAGATTATTTATCAGCAGAAACCAAAACCCTTTTTAACTTTACGAGATGAAGTCTTAATACCAGAGAAAATTTCTGATATAGTATGTTCACTCTTTTCTGACTTATCGTAAGTGATATTGAATTTTTCTGTTAGCGCATCAGTTTCCTCATTGTTGAGAGGAGTAAAATGTAAAACTGCGTGACACCTTCCCGGGCGAATTAAAGCTTCATCAATATCTCTTACACTAGGCAGATTAGTAGAGAATATAAGTTTCTTATTAGGAATCTTAATCAACCCATCACCAACATTCAAGAAACGATGAATCATATCATTCCCATCTTTACGAGCAGAAAGAAACAAATCGGCATCTTCAATAACTAATGTATTTGAGTTACTCTCAATAAATTCAGCAAATAACCCATCTGACGAAATAATACGAGGGTCATATGTAACATATGCGCTAGAGTTAGTTGATGCAAGATAACCTCGGATAAACGAAGTTTTACCAGTACCAGGTGGTCCTATAAGAATTAGAATACCAGCGGAGGATTCTTTAAATCGGTTGTAATATTCTTCTAATGTTTCATCACCAAGGCAATTATACATTTCATCAACCGGTAGCATTGAATTGTCAATTGGAATATTAACACGGTTCATATGTTCATCATAAATCCAACTAATATAAGTTGAAATTTGGTCAAATTTCTCAAGCGCCTTTACTCTATGAAGTTCGTTTACTTTAAACGTACCATGAAAACGGAAATCAATTGTACTAGCGCCGGATTCAATTTCAATCAAACAATCACTCAATTGAATGACTACACGAGAAGTCCCTGCACTAAACATATATTCGTCTGGATATACATCTTTAATATAAGCAAGCGACGATTGCATATTACCAGAAACTTCAAGTGTCTCGGTTATAGTTGGAATGCGAGTTTTACTACGTTCTTCTACAAATTTGGAGATTACCAAATCTCGATAATCATTTGCACCAAGAATTATTTCGTTACTAGTATTAATCACATATTCTCCCTGATAGGAATTAAATTTAGAACATACTCGATTTAACCCTGTTTTATCACCGCGCTTATATCGGTTTCCGGTTCGTCCGCGTATATTCGTTAGAGTTACTCTAGTCATTTACTGCACAATCAGAAACGCCCAGAGAATCAAGTGTACATTCATCTGGTACAGTTAATGTATCATAATGAAAACCATCGCCATCTACACCAATCCCATATTCATAATCAAGGTCATTTCGCGATTCTTGTTCATTAATCCATTCAGCGTTAAATGTGTAGCGAGGATAATATGAACCATCACCGCCATTTGAAACCAATACATACAATGTCTTACTCATAATATATTCTCCTTAAAATTTACTCACATAAACGGTATTTGAACAGGTAGGACAAGTGATAAATGAATATACATCACGTCCACCACTATAGTCTTTACTAACTTCAGTTAAAATATCAATCGGTAAATATTCAATTATAGATGCACATTTTTTACAAGTGCATCGTTTTGCGACGGTATTATCAACTCCAACAACTTTAGCCATAATATATTCTCCTTAAAATTCACAGTATAATAATTAATAAATATATTATAACAGACATAACAATACTCAGAACTCTATCCAAGGATTCCCAACAATAAATGTTTTTAGACCAAGTTCTTGATATAATCTTACCACGCAAGGTCTATCATCTATACAAAAAAGTACATTATAATTTGAAGCAATATATTTCCAAAATATACGCTCTTTGATTACAGTGTCCTTTTCCATATTATTAGCTTCTCGCATGAAAAGTCCATCATTCCTAAATGAATGAGTTTCCAGCCATTTCTGAGTCAACTCTCGACAAACTTCATCACGACCAGATACAAAAATAATATGCACATCTTCAGGTAAAGAATTTACAATCATTTTAACATATTCATCTGGAGTATCAATTTTAACATTATGCCACTCAAACATCCCTCTAGCACCATTAGAATGTGCAGCAGTACCATCTATGTCCACTAGAATCGCTTTAGGCTTATTAGTATCAGGAACATATTTTTTACGACCAATTAACTTCAAATATTTCTCATATTGCGTGGCAAGTACAGAATATCCAACACCATTAGCTCGTTTATTGTCTCGCTTAATAGCTTCTTCAAATGTAATGCCAAAAACTTTAAATTCAACTTCATATCCCAATGAAACAAGCTTTGCTTTTAAAGTCTTATTACGCTCAACATCAAGGTTTGTATCAGAAATAATAATATCAAATCCAATTTTAGCACAAAATCCTAATTGAGGTTCAATGATAGCGGTTACTTCTTTTTCGCGTTTCCACTTCCAATTATCCCAACACCATTCTTTACCATCAGCTTCTACTAATTGTTGACGAATAGTATCACGGTTTAATTCAACTCGATTCATTGGGGATTCTTCTACCCAGTGTTTAGCGAATGTAGATTTACCAGAAGCGGAAACTCCTACAGTGAGAATAGCCTTCATTGAATAACTCGTTTAAAAATGTCAGATACTTGTTTACCATCAAATTGAGAAAGGTACCGCAATTTCAATTCAGCAACAATAACACCCATAGACTTTTGAACTTTTGGTAATCCAAGTGCTACAAGTAGCGTTGAAACGTCCTTTTCTACTTGAAGGTCAGTAAGTTTCTGTGGAATAAATTCTTTTAAGATTTCAAGTTCAGCTTCTACTTCAAGCAATTTTTTCATTAATGTTTCCGCCGTAGAATAGATACGAATGTTTTCTTTCATATTCTTTTCAAACTTACGAATAACACTCAATACTTCATCATCCGTTGATTCACGATTACCCGCAGACTTTCCAATCATTTCAGCTTCACCAATTAAAGTGGTAAGCAATGTAGCTTTAACCTGATCTTTATTCTTTCGTGCTTGTAATTGTGTAGCTTTAATTTTAGCAATTAATGACATTTTATTCTCCTTTATTCTCAAATGAAGCCCAATATTCCTCTATTGGAGACCATAACCAATCATTTGACGGGCTATATCCATCAAATTGTAATTTTAATTGATACACATCTCCTTCATCGGAGATGATACAATCACCAACATTTTTAACACCGTCTACAGCCACACCATAACAAATATCATTACCAGTAGGTTCACCATATTCAGGATCAAAACCAATCCAAACATATTCAACCGAACATTCATTAGGGTCGAACCCTTCAGAATCAAACGATGTAGTAGGTCTAAGATAAATAATATCCTCTCCGTGTTTAGGTACTCGCTCTGTTACAGTATAAAACTTAATAGTGACTGACATTTTTTAATGAACACCTTTAATCAAATTATGAACATAATTCATTATACATCATTCATATTAAATGTCAAGCCGGTTGTTCCATACCAGCCAATTTCCAATTCCAACCATTATAAACGAAATTCCAGATTTCATCAACAAATTCAATTTCATCGTTTACTGATAATCTAGCGATATAATGTACACTAGCAACCTTACCAATTCCTTCAGATGTAATATCAATTACACTGGCTTCAAGAGAAAGTACTTTTACCGTTTGGATACCATCCGGTACAATATCTTTGATAATATCATAGAAATAGTCTACACAATTCTTTTTGATATAAGGCAAACCACCTTTATGATTGTGATTTTGAAACTCAGTGAAAATGGATTCTTTATTGCGTTCCAAAATTTCACTTGCAGATGAAAACATATTAAGCATACAACCTCCTAGAAAAATACACGGCGAACGAAAACCACTACAGCCGCGATAATAATCAATATAAATGGCAATCCAATAAAGAACCACAAGAAACTTGACCCAGAATTTGTCTGTACATATTGCGGTTGCATTTGAACCGGCGCAGAATCATATTGCCCACCTTGAATTGGCGCACCATTTGAATATCCGGGTCCATTATATACCGCACCAGAACGGTCATGCATAATACCATTCAACATATAACCACCCATTGCCGCCATTGCAAGTGAACCCATACCATATCCCCCGGTTGTACTCACACCAGGTTGATGTACAACGGTATTAGACTGATATACAGTACGAGGTTGATATGTGTTAGATGAATATGCAGGTGCATTATTAGCTCTAGCGGTTTGTCGCTGCATACCAATATTACCACCTCCACCAAAACTAGATGGACGAGATACCGAAGGTGTACTAGAAGATCGACTCATAGAACTTGACGGACTAGAAGATGAACTTCCAAACTTAGCATCAGCTGTTGCAGTAACACCGAGCATACACAACATCAAAATAAATATAATAAAATTCTTCATGCTATCTCCTTACTTTAAAGCGAATGAACTTACAATAATACGAGGTTCAGAGTACACAGGTGAAGTCTTAGTACCATTTGGGTCTTTACAAATTACCCATGTACCTTCAGCGGATGATGGGGAGAACAATCCATTTGGATCTGCTTGAGGTAAAACTTGTGGACAATTTGCACCAGCACATGCATTTACAATTTTCATTGGATTTGTATATTGGGTTGCAGTTGGGATACCATACCCGATACTATCACATAACTTATGCAAATTTCCGTTCATATCTTGAGTGTATGTAATGGTAACAATTGCATTATCACGCATTTCATAAATATCCTTCAAAATACGCTTTTCTTGATAATTTACAATCGCAGGCATACCCACAACCGCATTACCTTGAGCTGCAATAGCTTCTTGTTGCTGACGCTGTACTTGGTCAGAAGTCAGCGGACTAGAATGACAACCGGACAAAAGAATTGAAACCAGTGTTAAAGCGATAATAGTAAATTTCATGGTTGTACTCCTTGTGTAATTGAATAATAAAATGTTTGCAAGTCTTGAGGTAGAGCATTAGTATCATAAACACTAAATCTATGAATAATGATACCACGCAATGCAACTTTTTGTTCAGGCAACGCTGTAATATATTGCAATTTCAATTGTTCAAGGTCACGAATCATACCATCGTTATATGATTGAGACTGCTTAAAAGTGTTATATCGAACTTGTTCAACTTTAGGAGAAAAGAACGCAAAACTAACCAAACCTAAAGAATTTGATACAAACCCTAATACTGCGATAAACAAAATAGCAGCCACACAATACCACATTGCTGTAAAATAATCTTTCATTGACAATTCCTTTCATAACGAGGTAAATCATTACCATTTCCAATCAAATTACTATATGCCGGTATTACAATAGACGCAAGAATACCTATAATAGAAATCACAATAATAAGCTCAATAAGAGTAAATCCATTTTTCATATTATGCCTCCTTAATGTACTTCATAAACATCACAATAATACTGAATACCTTCTTCATCATACCAGAAAACTTTTACATCTTCAACGGTTGACAAAAAATCGTCATTGAAAATATCATACCCGCATATACTTCCAATAAGATCTTCATCCACCGGAGCATCGTCGCCTAGAAACCCCTTAACAGTGTTATGGGTATTATTATAACCATTACTTTGTGCGGTTTGAATTTGCTTAGCTAATGTAACAAAATTAACTAGATCTGTTGTAGCTTTTGATTGAAATGTAAATTTTGCGATTTCATAAGAATCCGCATCACCCGACATTTGATTGATTTCAACAATAAACACACTTCGGTGAATTTGATTTAAAACTCTATCACCAATAATAATTTTAATCATCTTATAATCCTTTCTCAATATTGTTAATCATGTATCAATTATACATTAGATACAATTAAATGTCAAATGTTGTTTCATCCAACGATTTAGCAGGTTTAAGTAGATTGTTAATTTCAATACGAATACGATATAACGCTCTGCGAAATTCTTGACTTTCAGAATTTACACCAACAATATCAAATTTCGGCAGAGACGCTTCTATATTGAAACAATGACTACTCAACGCATCAATTCTCTCCGCATAACTCATACCAATCGCTCCTTCAACCAGTCAACTCTCTTAGAAACAGTAAATTGATTAAATTCATGTACCACATCACTGAAATTCTTTTTAGCTTTAAACATAGCAGCAGATTGAGGATGATCTTTAACCAACAATGCAAACTCCTTCTGATGTGAAAGAACGTCGGAATTTGGAAGTTTACTAATTTCAATACAAGCGTTATTATAAAACATTCTCATATGGTCAAGCATAATACCAAATTCATCCATCGCACGTTCAAACTTAGGAGCATCTTCTTTAAATGTAGCCAAATATTCATCTTGTTCATTGGTAACAATCAACTCACATATAGAATTCATCGTCAATCCATTACCACGCAAACGGTGTGCGGCGAGATATGTGGCATTCTTCAACTTTACTCTATTGTTAGTAATAGGGTCAAACGCTACATAACCTTCTTGAAGTCCTTTTAGTTCACTTAGAGTACGCAAACAATCTTCATTTGTATTGAACTTATAAATCTTTATAGGACGAACATTCCAGTTAAACTCAGTTTTGAACCAAGATTCTTTACCATCATCCATACAGGGATAATCAATACCCGACTTCTTTTGAGTCATCGACAATTCAATCAAATGATTTGTCTCATATGGAGTCACGATACGATTGTCTGGTCCTACCGCTTCAAATGTGTAAGTATGCCATTTGTTAAGCTTTTGGCAATCTTGTTGAAATTGTTCTTCTGTACGCCCCATTGCATGTAACATGAAACCTCGAAACGTGCCATGAAATTCATTAGAACCTTCTGCGAAGGGAGTACCTCTAGTACCAATTTCCCATTGAGCAGTAGAAGGACACCACCAAATAAAACAGAGGCTTCCATCGGCTTTCTCAAAAACGACAGAATTAACAAAATCAAATTCATTCCATCCGGCTTGTCCAAAGTTATAAAAACGCTTAAAAGCTTTTCGCAATACAAAACCTTCGTATGATACAATTAGACCACGGCATTGGTCGGACACCGGATGATTATCTTTAGCCTCAATTTGATTATAGTCCAACAAAAACATTTGATGTTCTGGATAATCTTTTACATCTACACCAATCGTAGGAAATCCATCGCGAATAGCTTGAGTGCCGCCGCTTTTATAGAGTCCATCGTAAAACTTGTGAAATTCTTGCATAGTATATTCTCACTTTCCCATTATTTTGTTATAAGACACAAGAGATTCTGTTTTATATCTCCCCATTCTAACTTTAGACGCTTCAATTTCAACAAATCCGTTTTTATTATGTTCAATAATATTCTGAATAATAATGATAGACTCTTTCAATTCTCTTCGCTTTACATATGATTCTTTTAGCTTCTTCATAACTATAGATAATTTTGAAGCCGGTAAACTCATATATTCAATCACATGTAAAATATCATTAATTTCTTGTTGAAGTTTTCCTAAAATGATACGATTGTCGATAAGAGTTTTCTTTAAAGTCAACTGTAAATCAGAATAGTTAACAATATCATTCATAATATCTGACATATTAATACCTCTCACGACTCATAAAAATATGCAAACACTTTGGACAACCCACAATCTTAATCGTGTCAGTTCCCATAAAACAATGCTTTTCGTGACGAGACATATCTTGAGTAAAGAAGTCGCCATATGCACCTTGATCTACTGCAACAGTATCACCTGCATACATATCTTCATACTCGCAATTAGGGCATTTCATAATCACCTCCAATATAAGAACATGATTCATTATATCAGAAGTGAATATATTGTCAAGCAAATACTTGAGTTTTCTTCCAAATTTCCAAATGTTTACTCCAGTTTAGAATAATAGATTCATTACTATTACTTCTCTGGTCAAATACACATACAGGTCGTCCAATTCTATCAAATGAGTTATACCCAATTGACTTTGAAATAACTTCTACCGGTTCGTCTGATTCTAATAACAATTCTTCCGTCATTCTTCTACTCCTTGCAATTGGTTAAATAATTTTAATATATGTTGAACCTGATGTTCACAATCTTGTATTGCATTATGGGTATTACCTTTTGGTAATTTATAATCAAAGAAAGTTGATATTGTACGAAGATCCATTTCTTCCCAATATTTCCATGGTTTACTTAACTTTAATTCTGATAAAACCCAACTAATAATAGGAAAATCGAAACTACCCCCGTTGCACCATACAAGCTTTTTATCATCAGACATCCATTCTATAAAATCTAACATAACCGTCTCGGTTTTCTGAATATCAGATTGCCACGATTTTATAATTTCTATATCTTTATTTTTCCACCAATTAAGAGTATCGGTTGAAATATGACAATTATATTTCTTACAATCAACTGGATCTATATTAGCACTAAACCTATCTATTATCCCTGTTTTATTAAATTTAACAGCAGCCAATTGAATTATAACAGCATTAGGTCTAGTTGAAAGTGTTTCTATGTCAATCATTACATGATTGCTATTAATTATTTTTTTCATTTTTCTCACATATATAACCATTGAAGTGTAAAGATTGCCAGTATTTTTTAACTTTAAATCCTACACTAGATAACTCATATAAAAACTCGGTTTCCGTTTTAAGTTTCAAATGTTTTAAAAGTAGAAAGTCTTTTTCTAAAATCTCTAACGGTTCAAAATGTTTAAGCTTTAGATTTCTAAGAACAACCGAGAATAGTTCTTGAAACTCAGAAGATTCAATAAAAAACTTTTCAGCAATAAAAACAACCCCATTAGAATCTAACTTGTCATACATTAACTGCAAAACTTGTTTACGTTTCTGACCAGATAAAAATTGAAGAGTAAAAATTGAAAAGAATACTTGTACATCTTTTACAGAATTAAGATAATATTGGGCTTCATCTTCGATAAAGGTTATTAAATTATTGTTAACTTTATCATTAAATGTAGTTGGATCTACATTGAAAAGCTTATTATGAATATTAATGTCACATGTTTGTTGTACTAAATTTAAAAGCTTTCCAGTAGAACCGCCAATATCAATAACAGGTTTATTATCCTCATTTATCCAATGAGAACTCAGCATTGAAGTTAATTCAATTAATGTATTATATCCTGGTATACTATTTGTTATATGTAAATCAAAACCTGAAGTAGATTCAGAGAATATAAATTTATTTTCCATATTCACACTCTTTAATTAAAGAATTCATTTAATTTAACCTTATTATATTCTCGTTTAATATTGTTGTAAATTCCAACAACGCTCTTTGATGCATTTTTATTTTCATTAGTTGTTAATAATTTTTCAAAGTGTAATGCAATTCCACTATCACCTAACTGTAATGGAGAATTATTAAAAATTTTACAAATTGAAAGTTCTGATTTAAACGCTTCTCTTGATATATTCTTTTGAAAAGGTTTATTTAAATCATTATAAGTCGTTCCCTTAAATAAATCAAATATCTTTTTTGTATGATATGGATATGCAAACCATTTATTACAAAGTTTTCCATATTTGTGAATAAACTTTTTCTGACTCCACCCATCATTATTAAATGAAAGTTCTCTATATTCATCTAATCTTCCATGATAATGCTGGTTAGCTTTTCTACCTATACCATAATAATGATCTGCTCCATGACCAGTCAATATAGTATGCTCTTTTATTTGATTCATAGAATACATCATAGGCCAAAAACACTCTATATCAGTCTTTTTAGAACAACCTATTTCATTTATTATAAAGTTTAAATCTGATACTAATATATCTAAACTAGTAGGTAATGTAATTTTAGTAAATGGTAATTTATATAGGTCAGCTGTATTTTTAGCAATACGACAGTCCCTACTTTCAATATTCTCCATTACAAAACTATAACAATGAACATTTTTTCCCGCTGCTAATGCCGCAAACAATATAGTATGGCTATCAACACCAGATGATAGTAAAACCGCCACATCAGTATCTTGATATGATTTAATTTCATCAATCAAGGTTACTCTTAATTTATTTGGTAATTCCGATAAATCAGACATTTAAATATCTCCTAACAATATGATCGGCTATATAAGCTACAGAAAAAGGTGAATGCATTCGCCCAACTCTTTCCAATTGTTGTATATATGTTCCAGTATTTTTATAATCATCTGGTAATCCCATAATTCTATACGATTCTTTTAATGAAAACTTTCTATTCTCAAGAGGATGAATTGCACCAGATAATGTAACAGTCGCAGTTAAACATGGAGAGATTAAATTCCATGAAGTTTTTCTCATAGAGAAAAAGGCTGTATGATTTTTAGTTAAAGTTGCATCAGCATAATTAATATCAAATAAAGAATTTGTTCTATTTTCATATGGAAATGACTGTATAACCTTATTAATAACAGATTCTTGTTTACATATATCTCTTGCTTGCTGAATTTCCAATTCGGTCTGCTCTAATGTAGAAAGAACATCACTCAATACTCTATACGGTTTATTTAAATATTCTGGAAAGAAGTCGGTTGGAAAGAAATTGCCTGATTTATCAAATATATCATTCCTAATAGCAATAATAATAGTTCTTGGTCTATTCTGTGCAACCCCAAAGTTCTTAGCATTTACAGTCTTATAGTTTGCTATATATCCAATAGAAGAAAACTTATTTATAATTTGATTTAACTTTTTAATAGACTCACCCATTTGCAAACCCTCTACATTTTCGGTAATTATTATTTTTGGTTGAATCTCCCCAGCTATTCTAATAAATTCAAAAAACAGATCTTCTATGTTTTCTACAATTTTATCATCAGAATATTTTTTAGATTTACCCCAATTCTTTTCTCTTTTACCTGCCATAGAATATGCAGAACAAGGAGGAGACCCATCTAAAATATCAATATCACCTACATTTATACCTATTTTGTCTAAAAAATCTTTACCATTTAAAAGTTTAATATCAGAAATTATAACAGGGGTTTCAGGAAAATTTAAACAATATGTCTCGTAAGCGGTTTTAACAAACTCGTTAGCTAACAATACATCACCCCCAACCAACTTATAACCTATAGAAGAACCCCCACCTCCACTAAAAGTAGATATAACAGTAAAGCGTTTTCTACCAGCACTTTTATACACATCTTCTAATGTATATGGAAACTTTAATTCCATTCTCTTTCTCCTAGTAAAATAAGATCCCATGCACCGCAACAACATTCACTTGAATCATGTGCAGCGCACAGACAAATATGAGCCTCAATGGGCTCATTATTTTCATCTAAAATTAAACTACCATCATAATTTGTATGATATAGTTTTCCTTCTATTTCTTTGTTGTCATACATCTAAACCCTCGATTTCTTTACTTTCATTGCTCTGATGTCGCGAGCGCATTCAGCCGTTCAATCTCAGCAGTATGTTTAGCTTCATGTTCCGCCACCCATCTTGAATACTCACTCATAGCTTAACATCCTTCTGTGATGCGGCAAGCATTAACGAGTAATGAATTCCCGAATTGAATATATCCATGTGGGTGTCTTTAAAATATCCTACTCCAACGGACAACATTTCGGCATTAGGCTTAATCGGTACAAGAGCGTAACCTTCTGGTACTGGAACAATACCGTTTGATTGACTTGCACTTTCAGGGATTTCAGGTACTGGTCGGGCATAAACGTCAAACCCAGTGAAGTTTCCACAATCGTCGTATGGAAAATTGATACGCCTCACGTTGGTACCCCAGTCACGTAGTCCAGTTACATGTGACAGTGTAGCAATAGGCTTTTGATTTCTCAGCTCAGCCAACTCTGCTAGGAGTACAGCATTATTATTCTTTAGGAGGTGTATGACAGTGTTACACACTTCAATCTCTTCATTCAGTTCAATCTCAACATCAAATAACCTGTAGTTTTCCGCATCAACTTTTTCTAACTCGGCTCGATTGTTCATTCTACGCCTCCATTATAAAATTATTACTTCATGAGTTGATTCATCTAACTCACCAATATATCCTACAGCATTGTTAATCAATCTGGTCTTTAACATATAATCATCGTGTCTACAATGAACATGTCCATAGATCCATGCAACTATATTCTGATTATCAATAATAATATCAGATAAATCACTAACATAATAACAATTAGCAGAGTCACCTATATACATAGGACACACCAAAGACCAAAGAGGGGCATGATGTGTTACTACAACAACCTTCTTATCTTTATTATCACTTGCAATTTTCGCAATATAATCACGATGTTTTATATGAGTGTTTATCCATCTTTCAGAAGTAAACTTTTCATATAAACCATTTTCCCCAGTACGGTATTTACATTTACCGTCTTGATACATGTAAGTATTTACATGCATCATAGCAAGCGGGTCAGCATGATTCATATCAGTCCATAAAGTAGCACCAACAAAAATATAATTACCAATTGAAAATGTAGATTTATCCAATACTGTTACATTATGTAACTGATAATCTGATAACATTGAATTACACTTATCACCACAATTTGTAATAGTTAAATCACCATTCGCCCATAAATCATGATTACCCAGTACAATTATAACATGTTTAAATTTTTGAGCAACTTTAGAAATCCATGAGAAACCAGCCCATTCAATCCATTTAGTACCAACCCATAAGTCACCGGCCAATACAAGAATGGTTTCTTTATCATCTGGTAACTCAGGTGGATACCAAAAACACTTCTCACCTTTAGTAGAAGCATACCTCGCATATTGATCTTCATGTAAGTCGGAATATACACGAATTTTTAAATTGTCCAATGTAAAACTCCTAGTCCGGTTAAAATCCATACAATAATGAATATGAGAGAAAATGCGCCAAAGAAAGGTAATAAAGTTCTAATAGCACTAGCCCATCTTGCAAGAAATATCGTAACAACAACTGCACCTATAATATACCATATAGGTGAACCTAAAGGTCCCGCAAATTGGGTAGCTAAATTTGAGAGATAATGAATTACTTCCATTACACAGCTCGATATTCAGTAGTTAATACTTCATAGGGTTCAACTTGAAAGGCATCTACAGGCCAAAACCAGTCAGAAGTACCAGTTTCTTCAAAGATGTATTCACTAATCATATAATACTTCTTATCTCGTTGAAATACATATTCATACAATGAACCATTATGACGATAATGCTTTTCAATTTCTTTTACGATAGTTCCACTATCTTCAGAAATAATTTCAAACTCTTCTTCACTAATTTTTATATTTTTCATTTTGTTCTCCGCATTTCATTTTCTTGTATAATAACACATATTATATTAAATGTCAATCAAAATTTATTTCACTTACATCGAATTGCGCTTTTCTAGGTGAAGTAGAATCCGTATAACCGGCATCATCTAAAGAACCTTGTTGATTCTCCGGTATATCATATAATCGGAATTTATGAATGTCAATACCAATCAAAAACTTCTTATAGCGATTTAAATCACCATATCTAGATTTTAATTGCTTAAACATCAACTGACCCATTTTATCCAATTCTTCGGTTCTAATAATACCTAAGAACATATCCAATGTTGCGGGTAATCCTATACTTTCTGAAGTATCAGCCATATCAAAGTCGGAATTATTCAAACCCGCACGAGTTAATTGTGTAGCCGTCCAACCAACACAATTTAATTCCATCATCATACCACGCAATTCTTCTGCAATAGCTTTAACAGCTTGATATGATTGATAATTATTACTCTTGTATTTTTGAGATGCACAAATATTGATATAATCAACACAAATAACATCTGGCTTGAAATTCTGCTTTACTTTTAATTCGTCAATCAATGCTCTGAAGTGACCTACATGGGCACCACCTGTAGGAAATTCTTTGATAACCAACTTACCATGAGACTTTGATTCAATTCCTTTGACTCCATTCAAGAAGTCAGCTTTACTCATTTTATGAAGATTATCAATTTCAATGTCTAGAAGATTACAGTCAATGCGTTCAGCAATCTTCTCTTCAGCCATTTCCAATGTGATATAAAGTACATTATAACCCATTGATAAGTAACCGGCCGATAAATCACATAAGAAAATAGATTTCCCTACATTCACACCAGCAAGAGCAGCTTGTAAAGTACCTCTAGATGCTCCACCTGATGTAATCTTATTAAGATAGTCTAGTCTGAAAGGAATCTTATCTTCTTTCTTACTATAAAAATCAAAGCGTTCTTCTGCATTTTCAAAGTAATTATGCCCAACAGACCTATCGAATGATATTGATAAAGCCTCTTGAAGAATTGAAGGAATTGCCTCTTTATTAAACTTTTCATCTTTACCATCAAGAATTTGGATGGCTTGCATGATAGAATTATAAACAGCTTTATCCTTACAAAACTTCTCTGTTCTTTCTAATAACCATTCAGTGTTTTCTTCTTTACCGGAAAGAACATCAATATATTCTTTTGCTTCAACATATTCATCCTGAGAAAATCCGGTGTATTCTTTAGCCATTAAACTTAGAATTCTTTGATTAGGAGCTTTATTATGTTTTTCAGAAAAAGCTTGAATAAATTTAACTAGAGTTTGTTCTACTCTACTATCAAAATACTCTTCTTTGATATGAGGTATAACAGCCCTAAAATATTCATCAGAATTTATAAGATTCTCTAATACAGTATGCTCGACAGTAAAATCACTCATTAGTCACCTTTGTCATTAGAATTAAATCTAATGGATGTTCATTATCAGGGTATGCTTTACCTTCAGCAGTCCATCTTATAGGATACCACTGTTCTTCGGTGAAATACATTCCTAAGAATGGAAAGTTTATAGATGCTCGTTCAAAAAATACAACAGCATCTAATCCATTCTTAGTTTTTGTATATAAAGGTAAATTAATTGTTGACTGCTCCATCTGTACCACCATAATATACAACCTCCTCGTTTTTCATTTGAGCATCAATTATACTGCACAATAAATCGCCAAGCAACACTTTAAATTGCTCTAAATGCAACGGAGCAATATCATGACCATTCATAATTTCATATTCAAATTTAAGGTGAATTTCTTCTTCGGTTTCATCAAAAGAAACTGCACCGTAAATATATTCAAGATTTCTAAATAATCCCTTTTTAATCTTTATAACTTGAAAACCATTTACTTCAGTTGGTAATATTTCAGCCCATTCATGGAAATTAATCACTATTCTTCCTCTGCAAATTGAATCGAAGTTACGGCTAATTGAAAATTATTTCTAACAAAATCATGATAAGTTTTATCTTGCAAAATTGGCTTCCAGAAATCTTTATTGTGAGTATCTAACTCTCTGTATTTCTTTTCTTCAATTTCACCCGTAGTTGTATCTACTCTTGAATACCAACCATTTGAAGGCTTCTTCACATGTCCAGATTCTAATGCCAAGTCAAGTAAACCTGAATACTTATCAATACCACCATCGAAACGAACTAAAAATTTTAGCTTACTCTTTTCTTTAACAAAACGAGATTTTTCAATATTAATGGTGAAACTATATCCAACTAAATCCGTACCGTCTTTTTCCTGAGAACGACCAATAATCCATACATTATTGGAACTATACATTACACCAGTGCCACCACTAACAACCTGCTTTGAAAACATTTCTTGAGTTTCATAAGTATGGTTAATCACAATACAAGGAATGTCTTTTAATGTGAGATGAGGTGTAATGATACGGAATAAAGATTTCATACTTTTTGCACGAGTCATATCCGCTACACTCTTACCGTCATTAGCATCTTCTACTTCTTTTTTGCTTGCAAGATTTCCAATAGAATCAATAAAAATAATGACCTTATCCGATTTCTTAATTTCTTCCAATTTTTTAACTAAATCGAATTTTAATTGCTCAATGTGCTCAATTGGTAAGTGAATCACTCTAGTCATATCAATACCATGTGCGGCAAGATATTCTGGAGTAATACCAAATTCCGAATCATAGAAAAGACATATTGCATCTTTATATTTTGACATATAAGCTTTGATTGCAACCAATCCAAGATTACTCTTGAAATGTCGGCTAGGCCCTGCTATACATGTTAGACCTGATACAAGACCACCATCTAGTGCACCAGTAAAGGCGCAATTAATGATAGGTATTGCTGTTTGAATTATATCTTTAGGTTTGAAGAAACTAGACTCTGCAATAGTTTCTGATTTGATACTTCCAGCTGCTTTTAATTTTTCTAACAAACTCATTTTATTTCCCTATTTTCAATTTACAATTTTGATTGTTACATGGATTGTATATAACCATGAATTTATTTATCACGAGATAATATTGGAATTAATTTTTCAAATAACTTAATATCAAATAATAATTCTGGACAGTCAAATAAAATATCATTACATTTTAAACCGCAAAGTTGACTATCTGATAACAATGAATTATATGTAATAAATCTAACAGTTGAATAATCAGTTTTCATTTCATGTCCTTGAATTGAAACAAGAATACCTTTATATGCTTCTGGTAATACGGAATATATCTCATGTTTAAGAGTTCCAATATACGCTGAATTTCTAACTACAATAAACAAAACTCCATTACCAATCATTAAATGCTCAACTGCTTGTTGTTTGATATAAGATGTTTTACCATTACCTCGTTCAAGTAATTTTAGTATATTTCTAAAATTCAACAATTCAAACATGTTAACCTCCAAAAAAGGATTCTAATGAACTTTCATCTCTTAATTTCCATCCGGCTACGTCAGTCAATGACCTCATAGGACTCTCAAATGTTTTAATAAATTGAGTGTCATAATCAATATACTTTTCCAATTTCAATTCAGATGGAAATTTAACATTTGACGGAAATCCAAATACATTTTCTCTAAGAGGATTTGGTAACTTCATGTAAACAAATTTAATCTTGTCACCAGATTGAATACCAGAAAGTCCATGCAACTCAGTAATAGCTTTATTGAAAACTATTGCACCACGAACATGAATAGGACACCCTTTCTTTATCTTAAACTTATCATGCCACTTATCAATATTATTAACACCTCTAGGAAATGCAATTTCGGCAGCAGATAAAGATAAAAATTCTTGTTCTATCTTAGCAAAGTACTCTTTAAATTCTTCTTCAGGTTTTTCAAACAACATCATCAAAGCTTCTTTTAGTTTCTTTCTACACCAACCGGGGGTAGAAGAACGTACAATTTCAATACCAATTGTTTTAAGTTTTGGGGGATTATATGAAACACCTTCTGAATTGTGAACATATAACGCATAATTCTTTTTACCACGAAATAATGCACCAGATGCGATAGCTTCACGTTTAGAACCCATTACTCGATTCTTACAATTCATCTTATCAAATATTTCTGATACAGACTTATTAACAACAGGCTGACAAACAGTTTTTGCAAATTTATCTAAAAACGCAACAATTTCATCTTTAGATTTACCAACACAAAACCTATCAACTAATGCCTGACAATTAACATAATCACTATTATGTACAAGTATATCATTTGCAAAAAAATTGTGATTAGCGTCAACTTCTATATCATATACATCTATATCTAGGATACCAAGAGACTCTATTGTTGCGTTTTTTGCTTCTGTGTAATTAAGTTGCATATTTCATTCTCCACCTTTTCTGAATCATTATTATAATCCCATTCCCAAACAACTCTAATATCATAACCAAAAGACTCTAGCAGTTCAGTTTTTTGTTTATCTCTTTTCCACAAATCACCTGCAGTAGTATCAATATTACCTTTAAATTTCGGAATATCATTTTCAGAATAAAGTCTAGGGTTTCCGTGATACAAATCTCCATTAAATTCAATACAAAATTTAAGTGAAGGTATAACAAAGTCATATTTTCGGTACGTACCATTCTTAATATCAAGTTTACCAAATTCAATAGTTTTAGTAGCATAATATACATCATCAAGTTGAATTTTATCGAATATCCTGTCAAATAATTTTTGAGATATTTTAGAATATGGTGACCTTACCGCATTACAATAGTCTTCATATTTTAAAATTCCAGCGTCTTCTCCGTATTTTAACATATAATTTTCAAGCGAATTCGCTTTTGATTTATTTAAAGTCTCATATTTTAACAGACCATCAACTTCTCCATAATTTGAAACAAAATATGATAGACTACACCCTGCATCTTTTTGTTTATTACAATACTCCATAAATTTAATATTACCAGAAATTTCCCCATGCTTCAGAATAAGATTTTCTAATGTTACAGCCCTACTCTTATTAAACATATCAAATTCGTCTTTAGACCACCCATACTTCGCAGATTTACTCGTAAATGAATTCTTATAACTATGAAATTTAACATATTCATCATATTTTATAGTGCCTATACTTTCACCAAAGCGACGGATAAAAGATTCCAAACTTGCAACATCCTTTTTGAGGCGGGTTTCTTCTGATACTAACATAGCGCGTGGATATTTAATTAAATATTCAACAGTTGTTAAATTATGACGTTTTAAATGTTTATATGTTATCTGATTGAATTCCCTATTACACTCTTGGCAAATTACTTTCATATTGCGACACCGACTGTTGTGATGAAATATTTATTAATAAATCTGTTCCTAAAATTTCTCTAGGGTTAACAGATATATACATACCATCTCGTTTAACTATAATCGCATGATCTTCAGTCACAATAACAGACTTACCATTAAAACTTATTTTAAACATCTCTTTTTTAACACGATGCTTCATTATATAACGTATTTCCTTAGGCTCAATTTCACCATTAGAATTTACACTATTAACAAATGAATTATTACAAACCTTAACATATGATTTTTTCAAATCGTTAAATTCTGCAAACTCATTAAATTGGTCATATAAATCTGCTATTGTAATATCAATCCCATTTACATTGACAATAGAATCTCCTACCACACTATCCGTATCGCAGTAGATAATGTAATCAACATCAGTAGTACCAAGAATTTTATTCACAGCAACATTTAAAGATTTCTCTAAGTGTTTATTTGAATATTGACCGCATAAAGTAATAGCTTCGGCTGCTTTGTAATTATAGTAATGAAACCCTTTATTACCGCCTGCACCATATACTCCGTTACCTAGAAGTTTTAATGCAGTCTGTTCATTGTTAAGACTTGATATGTTTGGTACTAATGTTTTATCACCATTGACTTCATATAATTTTTCAAATTCAAGCATCTTATTCTTAGCAGCATCGCGATTTGCTTTTAGTTCTTTAAGAATTGTAGGAAGAAATCCGTTTATACTCTTATCAAACATCGCACCATTTGCAGCTAATGTACAGTTTCGTTCTTTTGCAATTTCCTGAGCATTGACATATTCAGAAGAATTACTTAAACACATATCAACATTCAAATCAATATCAGGTGAAACAAATGTCTCAGGTGAAATATTCCATTGCTGCATAATAGAACTGTACAATGCACTAAAGTCAAAACTCATTGTCCAACCATACATACCCTGTTTAGGTTGTTTAACATATGCACCTTCAAATGCACCATCTGGAATATTCATTCTAGGAGGAACTGCAATTTTCTTAGACGCAAGATAATTGAATATAAGTGTTTCCCATGGTAGAACAGTTTTAAACACATCTTCAAGATTGCTCTTATATTGAAATGCTAAAGCAAAAGT